CTGGACCTTCACGCTGAGAGTGAATATTTTGTACCGGTTGCATTGCGTCGAAAGTACCTTGCGTTCATACGCAAGCATGGCTTTTACCTGACACAAGCTGTAGAGGTTTTTGCTCAAGGCAAGAATGTGTCGAAGTCCGATTGCGAAGCCTAAACCAAATGGGGCTTCGGCCCCAGAAAGGATAAATCATGAAAGATATTTTATTGGCAACGATTATCGGCGTTGGTCTTGCCTTGGCTTTAGTTACATGGTGGACAACATGATCCAGTACCACTTTGAAACCTTTGGAGGTCTTGAGCTTGATTGCTGGCTGGACTACGATCCTGGAGAGATGGACGGAGACTACAGGGTAGAGCCCCAGGCCGAGCTGGTCCAAGCGTTTGTCGAGGGGATCGACATAAAGGAAGTCTTGGATAAGTTCTGGATAGAAACCATTGAGAGGGAATGCGTTAACAATGAGGCCGAAGGATGAACATCCACTATTTGGTCCGAGTGCGCCAACACTTCAACAATCCGTTAGCTCCGGTCAGCGTTAACCGCCACAACATGAGATCCTGGATCCGGTCTGTCCGGTTTCTGGGCGACAAGTGGTTATTGGCAACAAAAGTACAAAGGAAAACAAATGATTGACGCACAGAAGATGATTGACTCAGCCGAGGAACTGGCTAAACAAATGTACAGAAACTGTTCTGCACAAGAGCGTTTAGCTTTCCAGGTTGGATTACTGCAAAGCAAGATTAGAGAATTGGTGGCAATAATCAATGGAAAATAATGCTGTTAGTAAAAAATTAATACTTGGAGTAACAGAATGGAAACCACGAAAGAAAGACAAAGGGGAGACCCCCCCGCTAACTTTCAACCGATTAAAAGACCCATCTACATACAAAACAGAGTGGATTACGATCAGGGAGATAAAATCGTTGGTAAAGTAAGGGACACATTTTCAATAATCGGAATTGTTTCTTTGATTGCGTTTATCGGATTTACTGCTGGATACTTTTTTAAATGAATCAATATGAACAACAAGGAGCTGCTCAAGAGTGGCATGAAAGAAAACCCATGAAAGAAATATTTGGAGCTCTGGCCAAAGCCCAGAAGAATTTTGAATCGGCTTTGAAAAACGCAACTAATCCGCACTTTCGGTCCAAGTATGCCGGTCTGGATGCGTGCGTTGATGCGGTCCGGGAAGCACTCAACGACCAGGGCATCTTTATGACTCAAATCATTGAGAGCGTAGAAGGAGGCATCCTGGTTGAAACAATGTTTGCCCATCAGTCAGGCGAAAGCTACAGCGGAGGCAAGCTGTTCATGCCGGTGGTCAAGCACGATGCCCAAGGCTACGGCAGCGCAATCACTTATGGACGCCGCTACAGCCTGTTGACGGCCTGTGGAGTAGCCCCAGAGGATGACGATGGCAACGCCGCCACGAAAGGGAAAAAAACTGTCTCAGAAAATTCTATGGCAGATTACCTAGCGGGAATTGAGGCCAGCGCAAACAGCGAAGAGTTGCAAACAGTCTATGCCCAAGCGTATGCAGCCTGTGAAGGTGACCAGGTTTGGCAAGCAAAGGTGTTAGCAGCAAAGGCCGCACGCATCAAGAAAGGAAAAGAAAATGGACCAAGGAACTGAAGAATGGCACGCCGCCAGATTGGGCAAGGTCACAGCCAGCAAAGTGGCCGACCTGATCTTAAAGAAGGCAGGGCGAGACAACTACCTGGCGCAGCTGGTGTGCGAAAGACTGACCGGAAAAAAAACAGAAGGCTACTCCAACAGCGACATGGAATGGGGAATTGAGACTGAGAAGTTTGCTCGAGCTGCTTACGAAATCAAGAAAGGAGTCATGGTAGAGGAAGTTGGGTTCGTTGGGCATCCAACAATTGAAATGTCCGGGGCAAGTCCTGACGGATTTGTGCAGGACGGCAAACAAATTGGACTGATTGAAATTAAGTGTCCCAAAACAGCAACCCATCTTGATTACCTGATGACTGGAATTGTGCCTGGGAAATACATCACCCAGATGCAATGGCAGATGTGCTGCACCGGCACAAACTGGGTAGACTTTTTGAGCTTTGATCCCAGGCTACCCGAGAACCTACAGATGTTTATAAAGCGTATTCCATACGATCCGATTTATGCGGCCATGCTGGAGAAGGAAGTCATCCAATTTTTAGGCGACCTGGACGAAATGATTGTAAAACTGGAGAAAATCTGATGGAAAAACGAAAATTTGACATAAAGTTTGCAGCCAGGGAGTATGAGTCCCAGGGCAAGAAAAAGACCTACTGGACAACACACGGAACCTTGTTCGTGAACGAGGCCGGGAGAATGAGCGTCAAGATGGACTCAATTCCCCAGGGCAAGATCTATGACGGTTGGTTCCAATGTTTTGAGCACGAAAAATCTAACGAGGAGTTTTGATGTTTGAATTTCCACACACTTGGAAAGGTCTGGCCAGGAGAACAGACCCCGACACATCACACGAGGCAGCAGAATCCATGGACGCCGGGGCTCTGGAGCTGCTGGTCTACTACATGATCAAAGCATTCCCAAAAGGTTGCATTTCGGACGATGTGGAACGAATGCTGCCGCACATCAGAAGTCACAGCATCACGCCAAGATTTTCCCAACTGATCAAAAAAGGGTTTATAGTAGACACCGGCGAAAGGCGCACAGCCTCATCAGGACGGACTCAGAGAGTCTTGATGGCCACAACCAACCGAAAGGACTAGCATGGGATACGGAACCAAAGCAACGCCGCCCAAAGGCGTTACCTCGAGCGACAAAACCGGCGACAAGATGGCCAAGATGGTCAATGGAGTGGCAATGGGCAAAGCAGACGCTCATCGAGGCAACATTGGCATGAAAGAACAGGGAGAAATGAACACCGGACGAGAAGAATCCGAGTGCTATTCGCACGAACGAGCAGAGTACAAGTAAGCGAAGATCCCCAAGGTCTGATGAACCTGGGGAACCTTCTAACCACACAAAGGGTAGTTTGAATGGCTGAAACCAATTGTAAGAGATGTAGATTTTTTGATGGAACCGATATCGGACAATGCCGCCGATATCCGGTCTATCAGACCAGATTCCGCACGGAATGGTGCGGAGAATTCGCAGTTGCCAATTTGCCAGAGACAATGCCATCTGGCGTCTTTTTGCCTGTCCTGGATGTAATGCCCGAGGAAAAAAAGCAGCGCGGGAGGCCAAAAAGTGTTAAAACCGCTTAAAAACAGAGTGGTGGTCCGACCAACTGTCCGAGTCCTGAGCGAGATCTTGATTGTCAACAACAAGGAACCTTTCAACGAAGGAACCGTGGAGGCAGTAGGCCCAGAGGTCACAGATGTAAAGGTTGGCGACTTCATAAAGTACGGCAACGGCGACTATCTCAACTGGCCAACACACAAGATTGACGGACAAGATTATCAAATAATACAGGAGGCCGACATTTGCGCGGTGGTAGAATGACAATAGAAGAATTGAAGAAACGCATGGAAGAACTGATTACCCAGGGTAAACAGCACGAAGTTTCATTGCACATGATTAATGGCGCAATCGAAGATATCAAATACTGGATGGAGAAATTAAATGCCACTAGTCCACAGCAAGAGTAAAGAAGCTCTGATAAAAAACATCAAAGCCGAGCTCAAGGCCGGTAAGCCGCCGAAACAGGCAACGGCAATTGCTTACTCTGTCAAACGCGAAGCTGAGAAGAAGAAGAAATGATTCCGATATCTAACTTAGTGCCGCCATCGGCCGGGAATCCAGCGGAAGCTGCTATGTACCAAAGGGTACAGAACGAATTCCCAAAGTTAGTACAGGAATATTCCAGCCTAAAAGATGCGGACGGTGGCAAAGTTTTAAACACCGACATTGCCAGGGAGCTATCCCCAGAGTACAGAGCAGACAGGACCAGGAGCGCAGACATTCACGAACCGGCCAGCAAGTTTGTTAAAGAGCTCTACGCTAAGAAGCTATCCGAAGAAACGCCACAAGGCCATGACAAAAGAGTGGTTTTTACAGCTGGCGGGACCGGAGCAGGGAAAAGCACCGCATTGGAAAAGTTGGCAGACACATCAGCAATGGTGAAACGAGCCGAAATGGTCTACGACACCAACATGAACAGAATGGACTCTGCCGACAAGAAGATCCAGCAAGCCATGGCTGCGAACAGGAAGGCTTCTTTGATGTATACTTATAGGGATCCGGTAGAGGCTCTGACCGGCGGTGCGCTTCCCAGGGCCATGAGGATGGAACGAGAACAAGGAACAGGAAGAACCGTTCCGTTGAACGAACATCTAAAGACGCACATAGGCTCTAGGGACACCATTGAACAGCTGGCCGAGAAGTACAAAGACCATCCAGATGTGGCAATCCATGTAATCGACAACTCAAGAGGCAGGGGAAACGCCACGGTGTCATCCCTTGACAAGCTACCTAAACACAATGAGAAAGAAACGAAAGAGAGGTTAAGTGATGCTTTACAAAGAGAATTTGCCGCCGGTAGGATATCAAAAGCCGTCTACCTCGGAACCAAGCATGGCTGATTACAAAGATTCCAGGCAGTTCCAGAAAGACTCTAAGACGATGGCCCAAGAGCTTGCCGATGCGCTAAACAAAGCCGTCAAGAATGACTGAAAAGCGTCCAGTAGGGCGACCTACACTCTACAACGAATCGTTATGCGAAAAAGTCATAGAGTTAGGCAAGCTCGGCAAAAGCATTGAGCAAATAGCTTCTGCATTAGGGTTTTCCCTAAGGGTAATGTATAAATGGCGTGATGAGCATGAAGCATTTATGCACTCGATGGAGGATTCCAAACAATATGAGCAAGCCTGGTGGGAGGATCAGGCCCAGGCTTACCTGATTGAGAACAAGGATTCAGACAAGATCAACAGCACAATGTGGTCTCGGTCAATGTCATCAAGGTTTCCCAAAAAGTACCGGGAAAGCATCAAGCAAGAAATCACAGGGGCAGATGGAACGCCTTTCATAACAGGGATCAATGTCACATTCGTGAAGCCGAATGAGTGACACCAACGCTCAGTTTCCTGTCAAGCTGGCGGTCTTGTTTGAGAAGGCCAGGTACAAAGTTCTGTACGGAGGCCGAGGAGGAGCTAAGAGTTGGGGAGTGGCCAGAGCTCTTCTGATCTTGGGAGCCAAGAAGCCAATGCGCGTCTTGTGTGCTCGAGAGTACCAGACCTCAATCAAGGATTCAGTTCACAAA